TCGACGTTGCAGTCTCTATACTTCTCGATCAATTTTGCTTGCTTGTCGGTCATGCTGCTGCTCCTACTCTGATGGCTGTAATTTCTGGGATGAGATGCTCAGGAACAAGTTTGAGTTTGGCTGCTTTGACAAGCATATCTGGCTCTGGTTTTTCGTATGCTGCTATCCGGCACATCTCCATCGACGTCAGTGGAACTGTCTCTACATAAGGATTAGCATGAGTTCGGTGTCTTGTTGTTGTCCGGCTTGGTGACTTGTCGTTGTTGGAGAACCAGATACCCTTCCAGTTGATGAACAGAGGCCAGTGGTTACCGTAGCTAAAGACTACATAGGCATCGCCCCGCTGCTCACTCCACAGTGTGGAGCCCTTTGTATGGCGGTCATTGAACCCACTGTTATGAAACAGCTTGAGTTCTTGGACAAACGAACGGCACTTCTGGCCGGATACAAGTGTTGATTTTATAGACATGATAGTCTCCATCATGAGTGAAACGAATAGCGGCCTTCGTCAGGACGCCAGATACCACTGAGAACATACCGACAGTCTCCAGTCTGTGAGCTGTAGACAGCTGTCATGTCACCGTCAGAACATGCTGTGATGACGACTTGGTCATACTTACCAGAACCCAGAGCCCAATTTGACAGATAGCCAATGGCTTGGTGGAACGGCATATAGTTGGTGATGTTAGTGACAGCCTCGAAAGTGTCAGGCTCAATGTTGAGCAATATGGCACGGCTCATGCTACTGTCTCCATTTCATAGCCATAGTTGATTGCAAAGAGGTCGAGGGCATCAAACAATACCCAGACAGGATGGTTAGGATACCAGTCAGCACCGAAGTGCCGTAGAGCGGTCTCACTAATGAGAACGTCAACAAGCTCACCGTCTCTCCATGAGATCGATGTAATGAAGTCAGAGAAGGGGCTCAGTAGAGCGGCGACGTTCTGTAAGGTTGGTATATAGACGCTCACAGTGCCACCTCTACATTGAGACCATTGTTGTAGCTGATGTCGATGGCTGTATAACCGTGGCGCTTTAATACGCTGATGTCTAAAGTTGACACAAAGCAACCATCAAAGGGACTGCTAGGGTCTCTCACTAGAAAGTCGTGGCCTACAGAGAAATCATAGACAGCATCAGAAGCTGACAGGTAGTGGCGACGACGAGGTACCACAAAGATAGCGTTAGAGGGTGTATAGTTAATGTTCTTAGTCCGAGACATGCTCATCACTCCTAGTTTATGTAAAGTTTAGAATGTCGGATGCAACTTGCCCCGACCCCTTGGTTTTGCCGGATTCGGGCCGAGCCGTCAACCGCCACGTTGCTACTAAAGATTATATGTAAGTTTAGAGTTTCGCTGTAGTGGTAAGTGACTGATATATAACAAATAATCAAAAAAGCTAGTTTTTAAGTCATTGAAAAACAAAGGATAATCAAAAAGGGGGTAAACTTGACACTAGGCAAGTCATTGAAAAACAACAAATAATCAAAAGAGGTAGGTTTTTTCGGATAATGTCGCCACTTAAGGGGTTTTTTAAAGGAGCTAAATTGACAGTAAAGTTAGGGAGGTGCGAAAACCGACAGAACCTTATCGAAAAAAAGGTATATCTTTTGACTCTTTTGATTATTATAATTATACACATACTCTGTAACCCTTGGTTTCCCGTGGTTTTTTCCTAACTATACTGTCAGGTATGTAAAGCGCAACAATCTACCTTTAAGGTTAGTAACCTTACATATGGCTGATTTCTGCGGATTTTTTTATAGATTGTTAGATTGTTGGCGTCCTCTGATATGTCGCCACTTGACACACCCCTCTGATATGTCGATACTTGACACATATAACTATACATGTAAGGTTTAGTTGTACTTTACACAAAAAACAAAACTTGACACTTCCCCCGAAATCGGCATAATGGGGGCTCCGAAGCACTACCGCTTTCGGTCTGGAATATATGAAGGATTTATTTATGGCTTTATTTGATGGTGTAGTATCGATTTTCAATAAAGACGGCGTTGCCGAGATTCGCCGCGTTTCAAGTGGCGGTTATAATGCAAGCGAGCTCAAAGACTTATTGACAGACTTGTATGAGCTTAAATTGCCAGTGTCTAAGTGGTCGCTATGGATTGACGGTGTCGACCAAACGCCACTGGATAAATACAACGTCAATACGGTAAAGAAACTGGCCACTGGCAACGATGTCGAGCTTATCGCAGTGAAACGACGCGGCAAAAACGGCGGTTTCATGGCTCCCGTGATTAAAATCACTGGAAAAGATGGCACAACAGCCAAGCCAGCCGCCAATAAAGCGCGCTTGGGTCGCTAATTAATCGTTACATTACAGTGATTTACCCCGCTAGGTTCGCGCCTAGCGGGGTTTTTTTGTGTCTAAAATCCGGACAGACCCCCCACATGGACTGTAAAGCGGCGAGGGCCGGGGGGCATAAGTATACCTCGCAAACCAAAGCCCCAAAAAACAACGTGTAAAGTTAGCTCACCTGCACCACACCCCCAAAAATTTTCCCGCCCCATAAACAACGTGTAAAGTTTCCTATTCCTCTTGCAACACCCGCGCACAATCGTTACTCTCCCCCCATGGATACCCTTCCTCTTCACCTAACCAGATGGTCTGACAGGCTGGCGTTCGACGTCGCCCTGTGTTTGGAAGGTTCGGGCGAGACCCTCGACGAGATCAAGGACCGCCACAAGATCGACGCCAATGAGTTGTTGGTGTTTAACCGCGACAAAGTTTTCCTCAAACGAGTGGAGACATATCGCGAGGAGGTCCGTGAAAAAGGTCTGACGTTCCGACTGAAGGCCCGGGCCCAAGCTGAAGAACTCCTGACAACAAGTTATATGCTGATCCACGACCCCAGTGTGTCGCCAGCAGTGAAGGCAGACCTGATTAAATCCACAGTGAAGTGGGCTGGCCTCGAGCCGAAGAATACAGACACCGATGCAAGTGGTGGCGCAGGTGGCGTCAAGATTATGATAAACCTCGGATCGTCTCCGTCCGATATGAAAGTTATAGACGCGACCGCGCGTGTTGTTGACGACAGTGGTAGCGCATACGAAAACGACGACGATGATTGAGGAGCACGACGGCTACAAATGCTATCGGGTTCGGACCGCCGCCGCGGCAAAACTCATCGAGGATAAGCTGATAGAGGCTGGCCAGTCGTTCAAAACCAAAATCCACATCACGAAGAAGCGCGGCAGAGAGTTTCTTATCTTTCTGCTGGAGTAGCAGCGTGACCAAGGTAATGTTTAACTGGGTGGCCATTGCGGTCGAGACTGAAGATGACTATGAGTATCATCTGCTGCCCCTAGTAGACTTACAGGAGCACGAACCATTTACAGATTGCTGGTGTACACCAGTGTGCGACGAAGACGGACTTGACATCTGGGTACATAACTCGTTGGATCGTCGGGAAGAGTACGAACGAGGAAGGCCGACGCACTGATGGCTATCGAGATTAACTATACACCTCCGCCAACTGGCAAGAAGTTCATGGAGAGCAACGCGAAGATGCGTACGCTAACTGGACCAGTTGGGTCCGGCAAGTCTGTGACCTGCTGCTTTGAGGTTGTGCGCCGTGCGTCACAACAAGAGCCTAATGACAGGGGTATACGTCGGTCGCGTGCAGCTGTGGTCCGCGAGACTGCGCGGCAGTTGGAAGATACGACGATCAAGACGTTCCTCGATTGGTTTCCGCCCGGGCAGTGCGGCGTGTGGATGCGGACGAAGAAGACTTATTTCTTCAAAGTAGGCGATGTCGAGTGCGAGATTATGTTCCGTGCTCTGGATGACGCGGATGACGTAGCCAACCTGAACTCCCTCGAACTTACGTTCGCATGGTTTAACGAGTGCCGGGATATTCACCCCGATATCGTCGATGCCATGTCCAAACGTGTCGGTCGTTTCCCGTCAGCCAAAGATGGTGGCCCGACATGGCACGGGATGTGGGGCGATACTAACCCTCCCACTATGGACACATGGTGGTATTACCAGATGGAGAAGCTCGACCCCAAAGATGGCGTGTCTCCCAACGAGAATGGCTGGGATGTGTTCAAGCAGCCGTCAGGTCGCAGTCCCTACGCTGAGAATATCGAGAATTTACCCGACGGATACTACGATACACAGGGTCGATCAGAGGAATATATCCGGGTTTTCATCGACGGAGACTATGGATTATCGTCCGCTGGGCAGCCAGTATACAAGTATTTCCGGTCAGATTACCACATGGCGAAGCAGTTTATTAGGCCCATAAGTAACGGAATGCGGCCCATAATCGTGGGTATGGACCTTGGTTTGACCCCAGCAGCGGTCATTGGACAGCAAGACCCGCGTGGTCGGGCGCTGATCCTCGGTGAGGCAGTGAGCTTTGACATGGGTATCCAGCGGTTTATCCGCACGGTACTCAAACCCATGCTGTACGAGAAGTTTAGTGGGTGCCCAGTGCTTATCGTCACTGACCCTGCGGGTATACAACGTGCGCAGACCGACGAGCGCAGCGCGGTGGACATCATCAAGGCTGAGGGGATGAAAGTTATCGCTGCCCGGACGAACAGCGTCTCGGCGCGCATCAGCGCGGTGGATGAGTACCTCATGCGTCAGGTCGATGGCGACCCGGGCTTCCTGCTTGACCCACGGTGCACGGCGTTGAAAGCTGCCATGATGGGTGGTTATCGGTTCAAACCCAAGAGTGATGGGGCCATCGACAAGAACAAGCACAGTCACGTTGCCGAAGCGTTACAGTATCTCTGCCTCCATCTGCACAGTGGCGGTGAGGCCGGGCATCTCGCAGCGCGGCGTGAGATCAAACAGGTATCGTCTTCGGGGTGGACATGACCAAGTCTTTTTGCCTGTTGCCCAGAGAGACATGTCGTGCTAAGTTTGCGCGAACATTTCAGTAGGTGCGAGCATGACCACATATTTTTCGAACCTAAAGAAAGCCCGCAGTAAGTAATGGCTGGGCTGACCTTCCTTCGCGTTGTCAACAACGAAGACCTCGCTCGTCAAGAGAAGGCTGATAGTGACCGTGCGCTTGCAGAGCGTCAGAACCAACCCGTTATTCTTGGACTGACTGGTTACCTCCGTCAGTGCTGGGATGTAGCTGAGATGGCCAAGCGGCCCATCGAGCAAATCATGCTGCGCGCCATGCGCCAACGCAATGGTGAGTACGAAGCAGACAAGCTGCAAGGCATCCGCGCGCAGGGCGGCTCCGAAATCTACATGATGATAACCGAGGTGAAGTGCCGGGCGGCTGAGAGCTGGCTGCGTGATATTCTCCTTGAGACCGGGTCTCCTCCATGGGACTTGGACCCTACGCCCATTCCAGACCTGTCACCCACCCAGTCTCGCGAAGTCCAACAGGCTTTTGCTGAGAAGGTATTGGAGCTTGTGCAGTCCTCGGGTCAAGCACCCGGCGCTGCGCAGATGACCGAGATTAAAGAGACAGTCTCGCAAGACTACCGCTTCGCAATACTCCAGCAGTCGCAGAACCGTGCCGACCGGATGAAGACGAAGATCGAAGATCAGTTCGCGCAAGGCGGCTGGGGCACAGCGTTTAACGATTTCATCACCGACCTTGTCACGTTCCCAGCAGCGTTCGTCAAAGGCCCGATTGTACGCAGACAGCGTACTTTAGGATGGAAAACATCACCCGATGGTAAGACAATGGTCGAGCCTATCGAGCGCCTTGGTCCTGAGTACGAGCGGGTAGACCCGTTCCGCATCTATCCTGAGCCGGGCATTAGCACTATCGATGAAGGATATATCTTCGAGCATCACCGCTTGTCGCGCATGGAGTTGTCTGACCTTATCGGCGTGCCCGGTTATGACGATGATGCCATCCGCAAGGTTCTCGAGATTGGTAATGGCCAGTCGTGGATCGGTGAAGACGTCGAGCTTCAGAAGGATGAAGAGGAACGCAAGTACTATAGCTACATGCGTCCGACAACTGAGTTCGATGCGCTTGAATTTTGGGGTAAAGTCAGCGGTAAGATGCTGATTGAGTGGGGTTTAACCGAGGATGATGTCCCGGATTCGGCCCGGGAATATGACGCAAATGTCTGGCTTGTGGGCAACTATGTCGTCAAGGCAGTGCTGAATTATGACCCATTGGGTGAGAAACCCTACGCTAAGACCAGCTTTATCAAGTGCCCCGGTGCATTCTGGGGTAAAGGTATACCCGAAATCATTGAAGACCTGCAAGGTGTATGCAACGCAGCTACCCGCGCACTGGTCAACAACATGGGAATTGCTTCAGGTCCGCAGGTGGAGGTCAACCTCGACCGCATTCCGGCCAACGAAGACATCACACAACTTTCACCGTGGAAAATCTGGCAGACGGTCAACGATCCTGTCGGCTCATCCTCCGCGGCTATTCGCTTTACCCAACCGGAGTCCCGTGCTTCCGAGCTGATGGCAGTCTACGAGCGTTTCTCCCGACTCGCGGACGATCACTCGGGGATTCCGGCCTATGTGTATGGCGATCTGAATGTGCAGGGGGCAGGTCGTACTTCTTCAGGTCTTTCGATGCTGATGGGTGCGGCGGGCAAAGGCATACGTCAGGTCGTCATGCACATAGACGCAGATGTGGTAAAGCCCATCGTGCATCGTCAGTTCGTGTATAACATGCGCTACGACCCAGACGAATCAATCAAGGGCGACGTTCAGGTATTGGCCAAGGGTGCCATCAACCTCGCAGTCAAGGAGACTGTCAACGTCCGCCGCATCGAGTTCCTCAACGCAACCGCCAATGAGTTCGATATGGACATCATCGGTAAGGATGGCCGCGCCGCGATTCTTCGCGAAGTGGCTAAAGGGTTGCAAATGTCCGCGGACGAAGTCGTCCCATCACGGGAGAAGGCCGCCTATAATCAGCAACAGGACGCAATCGCGGCCAGTGCTGCTGCGCAGATGCAGCAGACACAGCAAGCAGCCCCTGTACCAACTGATCCAAGCGGCGCACCCAAAGGTGGGGCGGAAGGTAACACGGTCAGTAGTCGTGTGAGTGGAGCGGCGGCGTGAACCGACCAACCCCTCAAGTGACGCAAGCACTTGCTGCTTCTGTTCGGCAGTTCCCAGTTTTACTGGATTGGCTGCGCGAGTGGGAAATGCAAGAACTACGTCGGCTGCCTAGCGCAGTTGACAACACTGGTATCTATCAGGGCAGATGCCAAGTGCTCGGTGAACTCACAAAGTTCGCCAACGATGCCCCCAACCTAGCGGCCCAACGGGCCGACTAATCAAGCTCACAGATTGGAGCAATAGAATGGCAATTCCAGAGCAAGTACGTAAACAGTCCGAAGCCGTACAAGAGTTGTACAAGCAGTTGAATGATGACGATGGCACAAGCGTAAACGCTGAGGCCGTCGAAGAAGTCGTTGAACCCGCTGAGAGTGCACATCCGGCTGACGCGAATGATAACGAACAACATGCTCAAGTACCGGAAGACGAACAAACTCCCGGTGCGACAACTCAAGACGACGAGAACTCTGAGACTTATGCTCAGAGGTGGCGTTCTCTTCAGGGGTCATACAATGCCACGGTTCGGCAGAAAACCGAACTTGAAGATCGTGTCGTAAAGATGGAGCAGCTTCTGGCTGCGCTATCGGATAGCAACTCTAAGCCAGCCCAGACATCAGAGCCAGTACAGGTCCAGCGATTTGTATCTGACGATGATATCAGCGAGTATGGTGAATCGATTGACGTGATGCGTAATGTCAGCCGCGAGGAACTTGTTCCTGTGGCCCAGCGCCTTGCCCAGATCGAGGGTATGCTTCAGCAGATGCAAGCAAATGTGGTTCCGCAGGTACGCGCTGTTGCCCAGCAGCAGAAGGTATCGGCAGAGCAGCAGTTCTGGTCTGACTTGACGACATTTGTGCCACAGTGGCGCGAGGTGAATGACAACGTAGACTTTCAGTCTTGGTTGCTTGACGTCGATCCACTAACAGGCGCTGCCCGGCAGACCTTCCTTGATGAGGCCCAGCGTGCGCTCGATGCGAATCGGGTCAGTGCGTTCTTCCAGACTTGGCTTGATACTTCTGGACAAGTCTTTGTTCCCCAATCCACCCCCGCTGTGAATAGCGAACTTGAGAAGCAGGTTACCCCGGGTCGCTCACGCGGCTCAGGCGCGCCAACTTCGAAGGCACCCAAGACCTACTCGCCGGACGACATCAAAGATTTCTTTAATGCAGTCCGACTGGGTAAGTACAAGGGTCGTGAACCAGAGCGGGACCGTATAGAGCGCGATATATTTGCGGCGCAACGAGAAGGCCGCATTACCGCGAACGCTTGATTAATGAAAGGTAAATTTTATGGTATATCCTGTTTCGTCTGGTCGCCCGAACTACTCGGGTAACTTCATTCCTGAAATCTGGTCGGGCAAACTGATCGAGAATTTCTACGACGCCACCGTGCTCGCAGCGATCTCGAACACCGACTACGAAGGTGAAATCCGTCAGTACGGCGACACCGTCAACATCCGCACCACACCGGAAATCACGATCCGTGATTACGTGAAAGGTCAAGCGTTGACTGTCGAAAATCCCGACAAGCCAAAGCTCCAGTTGCTCATCGATAAGGGCGAGTACTTCGCTTGCGTCGAAGACGATGTAGATAAAGTTCAGTCGGACATCAACCTGATGGACACTTGGTCGAAGGACGCTTCCGAGCGTATGAAGATCAAGATCGATCAGCGCGTTCTGACCGACATCTTGCCGGGCATCTCGGCTACCAACAAGGGTGCGAATGCTGGTGAGCAGTCGGCATCGTTCAACCTCGGCACGACTGGCGCTCCGCTGACCGTGACTAAGGATGGCGCTGGCGGCACTGCATCTGTGATCGACCTGATCGTCGACATGGGTACCGTACTCGACGAAGCCAACGCACCTGAAGCTGACCGCTTCCTCGTCATTCCTGCCAAGATGGCTGGTCTGATTAAGAAGTCGGAACTGAAGGACGCATCGTTGACAGGCGACAGCATGTCAGTGGTTCGTAACGGACGTCTTGGTATGGTTGATCGTTTCACGATCTACGTAAGCCACAACCTGTACGTATCTTCGGGTAAGTACAACATCTTGTCAGGTCACAAGATGGGCTTCACCTTCGCTTCGCAGATGACCAACATGGAAACCATCCGGTCGGAAACGACCTTCGGTAACATCATCCGTGGTCTTCAGGTTTATGGCTACGAAGTCATCAAGCCAGAAGCTCTCTCGACTGCTGTAATCCAGTTCTAAAAATGGTGGGGGCTCCGGCCCCCATCGACTGTTTGAAAGGTATAGATAATGACTGCATTCACTGACTCGCTCGGCTTCAACAAGGGTGTCGCTGCATACCCAGACACTGCTGCCGTATATAAGTTTGAAGTCGAACTCGACTTTGCCCAGATCGTTGCTGCTCGTGCCGCAGCTGGTGCCACCGCATTGGCTGCTACCGACACGCTTCAGGTCATCGCGCTCCCAGCATACTCTGTTGTTCTGGCCGCTGGCTTGAACGTAGTTTCGGCTGAGACGACCAACACCACTGCGACGTTCGACTTCGGTTACACAGGCGGCACACCTGCTGCTGCTAACGTGTACTGCGACGACTTCGCGTCCAACGCAGTAGCAATGGACTCGGACAACCTTGCTAACCCAACTGTCGTCAAGACAGCGGATACCATCGACCTCCTTCTCAACACTGCGGTTCCGGCCAATGCTGTTGTCAAGGCTTGGGCTATCGTCGCTAACTGCGGTTAATCGGTATGGGCTGCTGGCTGGATTGGGGGTTCCCGGTCGAAAGGCAGCCCTACCTTTTGAAAGGAAAACACCATGGGTGTCTATAGAGGTATTACCCAAGACAACGTAACCATCAACCGCGGTACGCTGTACGATGTCACAATGTCCGGTAACGTCGATGCTACAGCTGGTTATATCCAGCTCCGCACTGCCACCGCAGCTGAGATCGCTGCAATCGGTAACGCAGTAAACTTGGTCGGTAAGGCAGCGGGCACAATCGTGTTCGACACAACCAACAGCAAGCTCAAGATCGCGACTGGCGCAACTGCCGCCTCGACTTGGGTCGATGCAGCTGGTACAAACGCCGTCACGCCCGCATAAACGGTGGGGGCTTCGGCCCCCACTTACATAGGACCTCGACTATGCCTACCAACCTAACTGGCTTTCAGATCAACTCCACCTATCGGCAGATACTGCATATCAGCGATGGACCCACAGCCACAGAGAAGGTTGTGTACAGCGGCACCGGGGTTGCGACAGCATTACGTTTAGGCACTACGTCGATGTCTGCGACGTTCTCGAGCATAGCCTTCGTAGACCCAGCAGCGGCGCGAGTAAGCATGGGCCTCGGCTCTGTAGCTACTCAGAACGCAAACAGTGTGGCTATCACTGGCGGGTCAATCGCAAACGTAACCTTCACTGGTAGTTTCAGTGGTATCACGCTGATCGACGCAGATAAATTCACCACAAAAGCTGGCACTGACGGGGTATCCCTTCAGGATAACAGCATCTTCGCTGAGGGTGTCAGCACCAACCTAGACATCAGCCTCACGCCCAAGGGCACAGGTAGCGTAAACATCACCAAGGTGAATATCGACGCTGGTACAATCGATGGCACCACTGTGGGAGCAACAACCCCAGCTACGGTGAAGGGTACGGTTGTCGAGGCTACGACATCAATCGGCTACCCTACTGGGACTGGCGGCGCTGTTACTCAGGCGACGAGCCGTACGACAGGTGTCACCCTCAATAAGATCACAGGCCAGATCACTCTATTTGCAGCGTCACTTACTGGGCATGATGCCGATGAGTTCACGCTAACCAACAGCGCCATTGGGGTAAACGATGTTATCGTCGTCAGTATCAAGAACGGTTGCGCTGCCGCTACGCGGAAATACTATCAGGTGCAAGTTGTCGCACAAGCTGCTGGTTCCTGCGTTATCTCCATAGCAAACGTCCACAACACAGCCATCCCAACTACGGGCACCGATAGTCCAGTGTTGCAGTTCGCCGTGATTAAAGGAGCGATAGCCTGATGTTGGAAGCCAGCGTAAATAAGTCTTGCACTAGATGCCGGGAACTACTTACGCTGGATCAGTTCTATACAGCGGGCAAAAAAACGTCGGGCGCACCCAAATACAACTCGTGGTGTAAAGCGTGCATTTCCAAAAAACAGGCTTCTTACCATAAGCGTACGTGGGGACCAGAGCGCCTTCAGCATTCCGCTTATCATCGCACTAAGTCGGTGCGGGCGTTCTTGACCTATCTTCGTTGTAAGGCTGTGCAGCGCAGCAAAGGGTTCGTCCTTGGTATTGATTCGCTCCTAACGCTGTGGCAAACACAAGGTGGTAAGTGCGCGCTTTCAGGATGGGACATGACTATGCAGTTGGGTCGGGGTATTGTTCCCACTAATTGTAGTGTCGACCGGATAAGTTCTAAGCTCGGCTACGAAGAAGACAACGTGCAGCTCGTTTGCCGCGCAGTGAACGTAGCTAAAAGCAATCTCTCGCAGTCAGATTTTATATCGTTATGTCGTTCAGTAGCGGAGAAGTACAATGCCTAAGACACCAGCATGGACCCGCAAGGAAGGTAAGGACCCAAAAGGTGGACTGAACGCCAAGGGTCGGGCGTCGTACAACAAGGCTAACCCCGGCAAGCCCGGGCTCAAGGCTCCTGCCCCGAACCCTAAAACGAAAGAGGACGCTGGTCGGCGTAAGTCGTTTTGTGCCAGAATGTCTGGGATGCCGGGCCCAATGAAAGATGAGAAAGGGAAGGCAACGCGAAAAGCGTTGTCACTAAAAGCATGGAACTGCTGACCTGCACACGGTGTAAAACTGACAAGCCCGCGACAGCGGAGTTCTTCCCGCCGCATAACAAGAAGCGGAATGGGTTTGATAGCTGGTGTCGTCTATGCCGTAATAGTTACCGTAGCGCAATTTGCCGTGGTAAGTTTCGGGGATCAATCTCAGACGAACTTCTAATTGATATTAAAGCGACAATTACAGAGTGTATAATTTGCGGGAGTAGTGAACCACTCGTCGTTGACCACGACCACAAAACAGGTAAGGTGCGTGGTATGTTATGCAATCACTGCAACCGGGGGCTGGGGCATTTTCGCGATGATCCAGAACTTCTTGAGTTCGCAGCTATTTATCTGCGCGAGATGAGCGCACTAGGAGGTTGATATGAATGTGTGGGATAAACCGAGACCTAAAGCCCTTGGTAAATCTAAACCGTTATCGCCAGAGCAGAAAGCCAAAGCAAAAGCTGCTGCTAAGAAAGCTGGCCGTAAGTATCCGAATCTTGTAGACAATATGAGAGCAGCAAGGAAAAAATAATATGGCAAAAGCACCTAATAAGATCGCTAAGGTAATGGGCGAATTTAAGCGTGGCACGCTTCATGCGGGTCGTGACCCTAAAGGCCCGAAGAAAGCACCACTGGCTAAATCCCGTAAGCAAGCTATCGCCATCGCACTGAGCGAAGCCGGTAAATCCAAGAAGAAGTAGAAAGGATACCCAAATGCCCGCAGATAAATATGGCAAAAAATTGTACACAGCTGGTACCGTTAAGTCGGAGAAGGCAGCTATCGCTAACCGCGATCCGGCCCGAGCAAAGGCTGCACAAGCAATACTGAAGAAAGAAGGCACCACGTACAACATGGGTGGTCGCGCACCTGCAAAGGGGAAAATGAAATGAGCGAGAAACAATTTATCCGCGTCATCAAAGACGGGTTCATTTACGACTACAACGCCCGCATGGCGGCGCTTCCTTCGTGTGAAGTTATCTCAGAGCTGCAAGCGTTCCCTGAGCGTTTCGTACCAGAGCACGCAGTTAAGCGCGTCAAGAAGCCAGCCGTCAAGGCACAGGCTGAGGTTGCCGCACCCAAGGGGCTCAATCTTGCTACTGACATTCCCGAAGAACCAGTGTATACAGACCCAGAGCTGGCCGCAGAGGCTGGTAGGAACTGGCCTGAATGACACCATCGGATATCATCACTGAGGCACGAGTACTGGTTCAGGACTCACGCACGCCATACCGTTACAGCGACACCCTTATGCTTGGCTGGGTGAACCAAACGCTGAAGCGCATGGTTATGCTGCGTCCGGACCTGTTCTCCCTCATTGGTGATATCCCTACTACTCCCGACACGGTCCTTCAGAGCTGCCCAGTAGACTCGATGCGACTGGTCGAAGTGTTTCAGGTGAAGGGCGGTAATGCTATCACCGAGACAAACCGTGAGTCCCTTGATCGTATCCACCCTAGCTGGGCTGGTGATGCGCCGGGCAACCCAGTGAATTTCATGCGGCATGTCCGCAATCCTAATCGGTTCTTCGTATATCCTCGCCCAGCAGCTGGGGTCATGCTTGTTGCTGAGTACGTGCAGACCCCTGTCGCATACTCGATAGATGAGACTATCGAGACGCTATCCGATGCGTATCTCCCAGCTATCGTTGACGGCGTGGTGTTCCTCGCAGAGTCGGTAGACGACGAGCATGTAAACTCAGGCCGCGCCAAAATGTTCCAAGACTCGTTCAACCAAGTCCTCGCAGCAGGATTACAGGTGCGGACGATTACTGACACAGAAGCTGGCGGCCTTGATCCGAAGCAGGTGATCTGATGGCTGACCGCGAGTTCGACTCCCTTGTATCCCGTGTGAGCGTCAGCGTACCGGGCTGCCCCAACTTCCTTATCAACACGGCTATCCGGAACGCAGCTATCCGGACCTGTGAGCGTACGCTGTATTGGCGTCACGCAGAGGTTCCGTACAACTTGACCCCAGCTGTACACCAGTATCCATACCGCAAGCCAGCTAGTGCTGACGTCCACGCTGTGTTTGTCGCGACAGTCAACGGCTCTCCGCTCGACCGTATTACGTTGGAAGATGCGTTCATGCGTTACCCAGCATGGGCTGACTTGTATAGTGGCGTACCCTATGAGGAACTCTGGGCCGACTCCGGTGCGTTTAACGGCGACGAGTTCAACGAGAATACATTCAACGGCGGATCATCGTTTACGGTGACCGACGCGGCGCTTGAGAAGACCAGCGACCCACGCATCTTCACCCAGATTACCCCAGACCAGTTCATTGTCCTACCCTCACCGAGCGATGATAAACCGTTCAGCCTTCGGCTGGTGTATGCCCTGAAACCCAAGCGCGATGCCGCGGGTATGCCAGAGTATATGTTCAATGAGCTCGAGGACACGATCTACCACGGCGCGCTTCAAGAACTCATGGTTGTACCAAACCAACCATGGAAAGATTTGGAACTCGCAGCCTATCACGCCAAGCAGTACACATACAACGTGACTGAGAGGCGTGCCCGTGCTAATCTAGGCAACATGCGGGGTGTCATGCACGTTCAAATGCGCCCCTTCGGGTGACGGAGTTATTAGATGGCAGTCAAACTCAAGAATAATGCTCGAGGGTTCCTCAGCGTAGCTATCACACAAAGTGATACGCAGCTTGTATTAACGAGCGGCACAGGCGCGTCGTTCCCAGTACTTGCAGCTGGTGATACGTTCTTCGCTACACTGGTCTCCGCCGAGGGGCTATCTGAAATCGTGAATGTTACCGCACGGTCCGGCGATACGCTGACCGTTACGCGCGCAGCAGAGTCGACGACAGCACTGGCGTTCAACCCCGGCAGTCTTGTTGAGCTCCGCGTTACAGCTGGAAATATCCTCGCAACTCTCACCGACGATAAGTTGTTCCGCGAGTATCGCCCCGGCGATGACCCCAATAAGTTCACTCTCGCAGGTGGTGCAATAACAGCCAGCTTGAACGGTAATGTCTACCGCTTCGCTGGCCAAGGCACAGCCTACATGGTCGACAGCGTCCCGCTTGAGCCCGGCCAGACATACACATTCCGCTTGGGTTATCAGCGTTTTAAGAACAGTGGCGATCCAGCGAACGACGGCATTACCGCAGGTATCGATTGGTACAACGGTTATAACAACAAGATCGGTGAGACTGTCGTCCACTCCGATAACACACTGCTGGTAAGCTCGTTGCTGCGTCAAGCTGAGTACTCACTTGCGTTTGCAGGTGGCGAAGAAGTACCCGACGTATATATCCCAGAGTCAGCACGCTATGGTATCGGCTGGTATCGCACGTTCGGTGTAGGCCATGAGACTGATCTGGTTGTGCTTGGCTTCTACAATTCGCCAACTCCGACACCGTTGCTGGTCTCCGCCGACGACCTCGTAATCCCCAGTAACTTCCAATGGCCAGCTGGTACAATCCCAACTGGCGCTGGCGTGGCGGACTCCTACACAGTCGCGCGTACGTTCTACGTTACCATGAGCGGTAGCGACGCGAATACAGGAAGAAGTCTGGCTGTCCCGTTTGCGACAATCGGTGCGGCTCTTGCTGCCGCTGCTGCGACCAACCTTGTCTGTGGTGTCATCGTCCATCCGGGTGAGTACATAGTCCAGCCCAACACTGTAGTCCCTGCAAACTGTATGCTCTACGGCTACGACTTGCGTGCGACACGCCTCAGCCTCCCGGCTGGCATGGAACAGAACAACATGTTCCAACTTAACAGTGGGTGCAAGGTTCGCGGCTTTACGTTCACCAACCTCCAGCATGAGAGTGCGCCAAGCTACGCTTCTACCAGTGCTGGCCTCGCGGCTGTTGCAGATCGTGCGTACTTCACCGTCAGTGGTGTCCTGTATCGCAAGATGAATAGTCTGGCAGTGCTAGTCGAGCATGATTATCCACCAGCAAAGGGTTGGGCATTCGTGTTCAAGCCCGGCGCGTTCATCACGCGCTCACCATATATCTCTGACTGTTCGCAGCTGCATAGCCGCACGCAAGAGGAGATGACGCTCCCAATCGACCGCGCACTGGGTAACCCACTCATGCCTCGCGGCGGTGGTAACTTGCTTGCTGATGGCTCGGTGCTTGCACCGTCGTCGCCTCTACGGTCTGTGGTCGTGGACAGCTTCACTGCCATCAACCCGAACGGTTATGGCTACCTCATCCAGAAGAACGCCTTCGTTCAGCTGGTGTCGGTCTTCACGAACTGGGCACGTTACGGCCTCTGGACCCACGACGGTGGGCAGGTCACGGTTGCAAACTCCAACAGTACGTTCGGAGATTATGCGCTGGTCTCGACTGGCTATCGTAACACGATCCGTATCCCCGACCCAGTCGGTGAGCCACGCGGTGTCTTCGTAGCGACGGCTGATGCCATTACCACCGAGAAGGCCACTATCATCGAAGAGGTCTACATCCAGCTGGCTTCCGAGTTTGTTGTGGTGCAGAACTTTACCGCAGAGCAAGAGGCGCTAACCCGCCGTGACACTGGTACGCTGCTGCGCGAACTGGCGGATGACTTCCGGTCTGGCCAAGACCGAGGTTCACAGTATTTCGTCAAGGGTCTATTCGACTGGAACGCAGAGTACTTCTTTGCTGAGTCGTTGCTACCTATCTTCCTGCGCAGCTACGATATCGTCAAGGCGCGTATCTTGGCACGTTGTGCTCTGACATCTCCGGCTTCAGCCATGCTGACTTCGCTGATTAACCTCATCAAGACCAACGTCGAGACCCCTCCTATTATCGGTTTCCCGTCTGTCATCGAGGCGGCTAGTCAGCAGTTCAGCTATGTTGGCGCTGGCGTCAACTACAACTCCCTGCCATACTCACAGCGTGGTACTGGCCTCGCCGGAGACCCTGCACTGGTCAACCTCAAGCTCGATGGTGGTCGCATCTACGCGACCTTCTCGACTGAAATGGGCGACACATATCTCGGTGATGACCTCCGGGTTGACTTCGAACGCGGCACTGTTGAAGGTCAGGCGTTCTCACGCGGCGTGCAAAACATCACGCTACCATTGATTCAAGCCCTTGGAGGTTGATACATGACTACGATTGTTACTCCCCGTCCACCACTGAACTTGTTCAACGTCGCACGGATAAATGTTCCGTCGTTCTGGACGACAATTCTGGATGTGCCAAACTACCTCATCCCTGTTAATGGTCCATCCCCTGCACGTACCGTTCAGGCCGTGGCCTTGCTGACTTCACTGGTTGTCGCAAACAACTCAGCCGATGTGCTTCAGCTTTCGATCCGCGTACTCGACAGTACCAACACATCTTGGCTGCTGCTCAACGCGATGGATGTCCCACCAAATGATTTCGCTCTGATTGATTTGGGTAAGCAGAACCTACCAAGCGGCGACCGCTTGCAGCTCCAGTGCGCAACCTTTCAGGGTGCGGTTGCCAGCCTCTCATACGTGCTGAACCAGCGCGAAGAATACACGGTGATATCATGAGCGTTAAGTTTGCTTCTGGTCGTGATCGTAGCATTGGCCGTTCTCTGGTCTACCCAACACCTATCGCTCTGGACGCTCCGGCGTACAGCGGCGCGGTAATCGGCGGCGAAGATGGTTTGATGCACTACTCCGACGGCACGAACTGGGTCGGTATCGCTCCGGTCTTGTCTACGCTTATCGATGCTGGTAACGCTGCTACTGACTACGTAGGCGGCGCACGTATTGATTTGGGGAGTGCACAAACATGACCATAACTTCGTCCATCTTTCAGCTTTCGCTTCGCGGTGATACCGCGGCACGGTGGGCGTCGTTTAACCCCGTGCTTGCAGCCCGGGAGCTTGTGCTTGAGACCGACACTTCCAAGTTCAAAGTCGGTAACGGCTCGTCTACATACTCGGCTCTGCCATATGGCGGCATCATGGGTCCCACTGGACCGCAGGGTACGTCAATCACAATCAAGGGTTCTGTTGCCACAGTTGGTAACCTCCCGGCTACGGGTAACGCCGTCAACGACGCTTATGTCGTTCAAGCCGACGGTGATCTCTATGTGTGGAACGGCACTGCGTGGAATAATGTCGGTCAGATCGTTGGGCCTCAAGGTCCCACTGGTCCTCAAGGTCTCGTTGGCCCAACAGGTCCGACAGGCATACAAGGTGCCACTGGCCCTACTGGGCCGACAGGTGCCGCAAGCACAGTCGCTGGTCCCACAGGGGCCACTGGTTCAGGAAGTGTGGTCCCCGGCCCGACAGGTCCAACTGGTGCAACTGGTGCAACTGGCGCAGATAGCACAGTCGCTGGACCCACAGGTCCACAAGGCGCGGCAAGCACAGTCGCTGGCCCCACAGGTCCAACTGGTCCACAAGGCGCAGCAAGTTCCGTCGTTGGCCCAACAGGCCCAACCGGAGCGGTTGGCGCAGCAAGTACAATCGCAGGACCCACAGGTCCGACTGGTCCACAAGGCGCAGACAGCACGGTCGTAGGACCGACAGGTCCGACAGGTACCACCGGAGCGCAAGGCGCTGCCAACATAATCTACACTGACGTCAAGACTTCGGCCGACACGGCGGCTGCCGGAAACGGCGTACAGACAAATACATCAGGTGGTGGGTTCACTGTGACGCTTCCTGCCGCTCCCGCGGTAGGCACTCAGATTGTCATCGTCGATACGGCTGATAGCTGGGCCACCAACAATCTGATAGTGGGTCGTAACGGATCGACCATTGAAGGCGCAGCCGAAAACCTAAGCCTAAATATAAGCGGTGTTAGCGTAGAGCTTGTCTACAGCGGCACGACATGGACTGTCTTTGCCCAAGTCGGTGGCATAGGTGGAACTTCGATGGTGTATCCCGGCGCGGGCATTGCTGTGTCCACGGGTACAGCGTGGAATGGTAGTAAGACTGCACCGTCCGGAGCCCGAGTCGGCACAACAGACGCACAGACACTTACCGCCAAAACACTTGGCAACTACACCGAAACAATTTTTGCAGTGGTGGACGCCGCTGGCGCGGTGCTAGACCCTAATAACGGTCCCATCCAAACATGGACATTGGGCGCAAGCCGCACACCGACACAGGCCAACTGGGCGGCGGGGCAGAGCATTACGTTAGTGGTCGATGACGGCACAGCTTATGCTATCACATGGACGACACTTGCTGTGGTGTGGACTACTGATTCTGCCGCTGCTCCAACTTTGAACACAACGGGTGTCACGACCATTAGCCTCTGGAAAGTCGGCACGACCATCTACGGCGCTCGTGTAGGTAACGCCTAATGCTGTCGCAGAGGCTCAGGTCAACTAAGGCGGTCGCTGAGACTGAGGCCATAGCTTTTAACTATGGCACCGGCTCCACTTCTGGGTATGTCATTTTAAACAGATGGACATCGTCCGGTTTTGGTTCCCCATATAACCTCATTTCCGCTGGTGGTAGGACAAACGGGCTTACTTTCTCCCCAGATGGAAAAGCATTGGCTATAGCCATCTCGGTTTCTCCTAATCCACTAAGAGTATACCCATGGGACCCGGCAACTGGTGCCGGTGGTAGCTATTTTACCCCCACCGTAGCTCCCGGTGGCGACGGAGTTGGTGTTACGTTCTCCCCAGCCGGAAACGTAATAGCCTGTACTCATTCTAGTTCTCCGTATGTTAGTGCATGGCCGTGGAACTCAACCACTGGCTTTGGTACCAAGTATGCTAACCCTGCGACGTTACCTTCGGGTTCGGGGTACGCACCTGCGTTCTCCCCAGCGGGCGACGTAATAGCCTTTACGCATGGGTTCTCCACGTCCCTTGGTGTGTGGCAGTGGAACTCAACCACAGGTTTTGGCGGCAAATATCCAAACCCTACGTCGTTACCTGCGGGTACGGCGGGCCGGGGGACTGTGTTCACCCCAGCGGGCGACGCTATAGCCGCTGCTTATTCTGGGTCTCCGTATATCGCCGTGTGGCCATGGAACTCAGCCACTGGCTTCGGCGCCAGATATGCCAACCCTGCGACGTTACCCGCCAGTACGGCGACTGCACCTGTGTTCTCCCCAGCGGGCAATGCGATAGCTGTTGCTCATAATAGCTCTCCGTTCATATCTGTGTACCCATGGAACTCAGCCACTGGCTTTGGTACCAAGTACGCAAATCCTGCGACGTTACCTACGGGTGATGGGTCCATGCCAGCATTCTCTCCAACGGGCGACGCGATAGCCGTCACACACGCAGTTACTCCGTTCATAACTGCTTACCCATGGAACTCAGCCACTGGCTTCGGCACCAAGTACGCAAACCCTACGACGTTACCCATAGTTTCCGGGACTGCACTCGCATTCAGAAAGATACCAGTATGAACCTAGAACAAGTAATTAGTGGTGGTGTGGTGTTCTGCATTCTGTCTTTGCCACACGCAGAGCCTGTGATATAAGGAATATACGATGGCAACTCTCTCCTCCTTGATCCCTTCGACCAACCTCGCTGTGGCCACAGGTACTCTATCTGCGCTCAATGGCGGGACGGTAGTAACAACCCTTACAGGTATAGCCGGCGGCAACGGTACTTCTCCGTTTACATCTCT